GAAGGCCAAGGTTCTTGTTCAGCACTTTTGTGAATCTGCTGCAATTGGATTCCTTCCTCCGCTGAGGGACGCTATTAAATACGTTCGGAAGTTTCATGAAGAACACGGCGCGGTATTTCATGCCATTACCTCATTTGGAGAAGAGCGATATGCCATGCAGCTGAGAGAACAGAACTTAAAACGAGTCTTTGGCGAAAACGTTTTTGAGCGGATTCATTGCCTTCCTTGTGGAGCTGATAAAAACGAAGCGCTGAAAAGGTACCAAGGGAGTGGTTGGATCTGGGTAGAGGACAAAACAGAGAATGCTAATCTAGGTGCAGAGATGGGTCTGCAATCGTTTTTAATGTCACACCAATACAACTGGAATCAGCCTCTTGACGACAGGGTTACACGGGTTGATACTTGGAAAGAAATTTACGAAATAACAACATGAGCGCAGGAAAAGGAGATAAGCCCCGCAAGGTCGACGGGAAAAAATACAGATCCAATTACGACCGCATTTTTCGGAAAAAAGTGAAAAAAACTGAAAAAAAGTGATTTTTTTAGCATTTTTCTATTTACATTTATCCCAAAGTGTGGTAGAATATATCTGTAAGCAAAACTACCACAAACTATATTATGAAAATCAAAGAGCTCGCCCCGAAAATCTTCGCGAAGGAGCATAGGTATTACGAGCAAATCCTCGAGGCTGAGAATTGGTCTCAAGTTGCAGTATTACATCATGCTCAGGAAGTTGCCGATAAACACTGGCTAAAATATTTAGACTCCATTGGAGTGAATCAGCTCCAATACGCTCGCGATACGATCGCGGAATTAATTCGAGAAGCCCGTAACGGAACTTTAGAATATTGGGATTAACCAAAACACCACACCACGATGAACAACAACTTTGAAGCCAACTTCAACCAACGATGGGACGAACGCCGAGCCGAGCTTGCACAAGCGCAAGACGAATTGGATCAGTTCATGGAGCAGTTTGATGACCTTGCGTTTGACGACCCCGATCACCCCGACTATCAGAACCAGTTCAACGCCTTGGTTGCTCGTCGCGATTGCTTGAATGCATTGTGCGGAGAGTTCGCCGCCTTGCTTGGCATGATGAACCGCCCGAACTAACGGGCAGTGAAAGACCGCCAACACACCACCACGAAAATGAGTAAGACACGACTGCAATCTGCTAAGGAAAGGGCACCAAGCGTACCACCCAATACATGCCCGTATATTGATTCAATTATTGAAATACTTGACGATTTTGAACTGACTCAACCTGTCGTTGACTCACGTAGAAAAGAGATTATAGTAGCTACCCTTGAATATGTGAGAGAATCTAATTGCAGCTTGAGAGATTCAAGCAAGTTTTGGCACGATGAATTTGTGAAGGTAGTGAAAAGAATCTAAACACGTTAAAGAATAACAATCTCATGAGGCGGAAAAAGAAAAAGAAGAAGAAGCTGGACAAATCAACTCTTGGTCTTCGTAATCTTGTCCGCCACCCCATGGCACCACCTACCAAAAAGTTCAAGGACAAAAAGAAAGAACAGTCCAAGCGGCGGTGTCGCGACTAATTTATATTATGGCAAAACTACTAACACTCTTCTCTAGGGCATCCACAGGTGCTCTTCGAGAATGGACTATTGAATACAGCGAAACCGCATACCGAACCCACAGTGGCCAAGTTGGCGGTAAGATTACCACCTCTAAATGGTATGGTGTTAAAGCCACAAACGTTGGCCGAGCTAACGAACGTAATGTCGCACAGCAGGCAGAGTTTGAAGCCATGGCCAAGTTCCAGAAAAAACTTGATGCTGGCTATACTACGGATAAGACGGCTGTTGATACTTCGGTTAAATTCATTGAGCCTACTCTCGCAAAGAAGTGGGAAGACCGCAAGGACAAGATCGAGTATCCTGTTTTCTCTCAACCAAAGCTTGACGGGATGCGTGCTGTTATCACCAAGGATGGTGCCAAGAGTCGGAATGGAAAGCCATGGGTAACCATTCCCCACATCTTAAAGTCTTTAGAGCCTGTGTTTAAAGCCTTTCCCGACCTTGTACTTGACGGTGAACTTTATAACCACGAGTATAAGGAAGATTTCAACAAGATTTCTTCGCTTGCTAAAAAGACTAAACCTACCGAAGAAGATCTTCAGGAGTCTGCAGAAAAGCTGCAATTCCATTGGTACGATATTGCCGATCCAAGTAAAAAGTTTGCACAGAGAACAGAAGATCTGCAATCCGTTTACGATGAGTTTAACTTGAAGGATACCGCAATCCGAATTGTAGAAACAAACTTCCATAGCTGCGAGGCTTCCGTTGACGCCGCTTATAAGGACTATGTAGACCGAGGATACGAAGGACAAATGATTCGTGAAGATATTCCTTACGAATTCAAACGCAGCAGCGGTCTTCTCAAACGTAAAGACTTTCAAGACGAAGAATACCTCATTCTTGACATCCGTGAAGGAAAGGGTAATAAGACGGGTATGGCAGGATATGCAATTCTCGAGACTGAAAAGGGAGAAACATTCCATTCCAATATCAAAGGCCCTCACGACTTTCTAAAGGACCTACTTGTCAACAGAGAGAAGTACATTGGTTCTTACGGCACGTGCACCTTTTTCAATCTCACTCCCGACGGGATTCCCCGCTTTCCTTATCTTACTCGTTTGCGGGAAGGGAAATCAATAGACTAATTTTTTTATTTACATTCTTATTAAACTGTGATAGAATATACATTATGGCAACCAAACGAAAAAAATTCCTAGACCGTCGCGGTGAAGTGGCCGCGGTTGATTTTAAGTTCACCGGAACAGAACCTTCTTGGACTGATGCGGAAAATATCAGCTTTGAAGATTATAACGATCGGCAAAGCAAAGCTTTGCGCTTTTACAATTATTACCTTGACTCTGCTGATATGCGGCCATGGGTAATTGATTGGATGGAATCCAATGGATACACCAAATCAGACGTTTCAGCAATTAAAGGTTTACCACCAAGTGCGCTTGTAAGTACGGTTGGTAAACTTGTGCGGATGCTGCAGCGGGGAATGCCGGACTGCCATCCCGACGCTAAAAAATCAAAGAAAGTCTCCAAGTTTATTCATGAACATCTAAAAGATGCGATTAAAGATTATCACTTTTCAGCCGCGGAGAAAGAGGCGGGAGCCGAGGAGGATGATTCAAAACCTAAACCAGTTGTTAAGACTCCGCTTCAAAGATTGGAGGCCAAAGTTAATGACGAGGTAATTATCCATCTTGAGGAACTTCTTGATAAAGTTGCAGAGGTTGAATCAGGAGATACACCAACAAAGATGCCTTATATGGATGTAAGCATGCTGTTACGCAGTGCAGCGATTCCAGCTAAAGGAGCTAAGTTTGTCGTTGATTGGTTAACCACTCACCACGCTGAGTTTAAGGCTGCAATGGATCGTACTTGCGATGATGCGGTTGAAGGTTACTCTTATTTGCGAAAGCCTCAACTAAATAGGATTGTTGCTAACTTTGAAAAGATGATTGCTGACGCAGCTTCTCACTCCAAGGTTAAGAGTACACGACGTCCTCGTGTGAAACGACCAAAGGCTGCAGACAAGCAAGTTGCTCGTCTTAAATATCTGCAGGAAGATGAGACATATTCGTTGCAGAGTATTGATCCGATCTCTATTCCTTTTAGCCAAAGGGTATACGTATTCAATACCAAGTATCGCCAACTGAGTGTCTATTACTCAAGTACGCCTAGTGGATTCAGTGTGAAGGGAACAAGTATTAAAGAGTTTGATCCTGATAAAAGCATCACCCTAACCTTGAGAAAACCAGAGGATGTACTCCCGCTAATTCTTTCGGGAACGGTGAGAAAGATTGACAATCTCTTAAAGACGCTAAAGACAAAGCCACGAAAGGCTAACGGCAGAATTAACAATAACACGGTACTGTTAAAAGCATTTGACAAAGCATGAAAAAGAAAGAGATTGAAGAAGCACTAAACCTTCCAATGACCAAAGAGGAGTTTATCAGTGAGGTAGAAACACTTGTTCGCAGGGATGGGATGGGATATGTAGAAGCTATTATATGCATCTGTGAAGAAAAGGGATTTGATCCTGAGGACATTACCTCATTCATTAACGGTCCCTTAAAAGAAAAGCTTAAACTTGAAGCCGTAAATAACAACGTACTTAAAGGTAAGAAAAGTAATACGGCAACACTATTATGATTACACTTAGCACCGAAAGCTGCACTCCTATGGATGCATGGAGTACATTCACTGCAATGTCACTTCACTTTAATTCAGAAAGGGATTACGATGCCTTTAAGTTTAACTTTAAAGGTCCGAGGTGCAAGCGTGAAACATTCATGGGGCATAAGAATAGGTACCAGTTTGAAAAGCTGGCCAAGACTTATCCAAAGAGAAACGACGTGATTCTTTACTCCCTCGCAAACATTCTTGCTGGTAATAAATGGATTGGCGAGTGTAACGAAGGAGCTTATAATACGTGGACTGGAAAGATTCAAGCACTTGATTATAACTTCAAAACTGATGTCATGTGGCTTGGGGAAGAAGCCGAAAAGGAATCACTTACCTTTGATGAGTGTTTCATTCCGCCAGATCTTAACGATCCTCCTTTGATATATAGACTATATGTTGAAGGTAAGATGTCCATCGAGACACTGGCCATATTTGAAAACATGCTAAACTTTACCCCTCGTCTCAATAAAGAATTAAAAGATCCTTTGGATGTTTCAAAGGGTACCTCCTTTCTGGTCTCAAAGTATGCTCCGTTTTTGGTTCATACCACAGATCTGAAAAAATATACAGAAAATATATTTTCTGTATTTACAAAATAGCGAGAATATGGTATAATATACTCGCGCTACAATACAACGCAATACAACGTAATACAACGCAATAAAAACATATGTCATTCGATAACCTAAAAGCAAATCGTCAAGCTGCCATTGGTAAGCTTGTTCAAGCGGCTGAAAAAGTCGGAGGAAACGCTAGTAAATCTAATTACGGCGATGACCGATTCTGGAAGCCTACAGTAGATAAGAGCGGGAATGGATACGCGGTAATTCGCTTCCTTCCTGCTAAAGAAGGAGATGATCTCCCGTGGGTCCGTTATTGGGATCACGGGTTTCAAGGTCCAACTGGTCGTTGGTACATTGAGAACTCTCTGACAAGTATTGGTAAAGACGATCCTGTTTCCGAGCTTAATAGCCGTTTGTGGAACAGCGGGGTTGAATCTGATAAAGATTTGGCACGCTCTCGCAAGCGTCGTCTTCATCACGTTTCAAATATCCTTGTGGTATCTGATCCAAGTAATCCTGAAAATGAAGGAAAGACCTTCCTTTACAAGTATGGAAAGAAAATCTTTGACAAGATTATGGACGTTATGCAGCCTCAGTTCCAAGATGAGCAAGCGGTTAATCCGTTTGACTTTTGGGAGGGTGCAAACTTCAAGTTGAAGATTCGTAACTTCGAAGGTTATCGTAACTATGATAAGTCTGAGTTCGATTCGGTTTCTCCTCTTTACGAAGGTGATGAAGGTCGTCTTCGTGATACATACGAAAGCCTTTACGAACTCTCTCCGTTTACAGATCCTTCGACATACAAGTCGTATGATGATCTTAAGCGTAAGCTTATCGAAGTTCTTGGCGAGGAAGAGGTTAACGGTTCTGCATCAGTGAGTAATCACGCAACTGTTGACGAACCTTCCGCCCCAGGACTTGATAAGGTTGAGGATGAAATCCCTGGGCTGGGCTCCGAGGCCGCAGCTCCGGAACCTGCTCCGGTTGAAGAAAGCGGGGGCAGCGATGACGACGATACTTTGTCGTATTTCGCTCAGCTTGCTCAACAGTAAGGTTGCCTCGAGATAAAAGAAACCCCGTGGTTGTTAATTCAGCCACGGGGTTTTTTGTTTACATTGCCAGTGCCGAACCACTCATCACTGGCGGAGAAGCCGTTCTGGTATTATTTGTTTGATTTGATGTGGTGGTGTTGGTAACGTTACCTCCGTTGTTATTCACAACAGTTACTGAAGCGCCTCCAGCCATACTACCTACTTGCGTCAAGGCTTCTCCAACGTTGGATCTGGGTGGAATTATAGCCGTTGTATCAACAAAGGTTTGGGAATTGCTTTCTTCTAGAGGAGCATCCTCAGAATTAACAAAGTCGTAAATTCCAGTCTTACTTAGTATCTTACCTGCTAAACCAAAGAATCCTTTTCCGTCTGGGTCAGGTAGTATATCCCTGACAAAGCTCTTTATTGTGTCCCCAATATTTAATATTTTCTGGGCTAAACCAATCATAAGTTCTTTACCATTTTCAATCGCCGATTTGAAAAACCCAGTTATCGTGTCCCATATATCAGTAACAAATCCTATGACCCATTGGCCAAGATTGACATATGCCATTATTCCTGCAATGGCCGCTTCTTTACCTTTTTCAAAGATGTTCTTGAAAAAGCCAGTAACACCATCCCATATTTTTCCGGCAAATCCCGTAATCCATTCCTTAAAGCTAAAGTCTTCATTGCCAAAGAACCCTGCAATACCATCAATGATTTTGGCCCAGAAGTCTACAATACCTTCAAACATTCCAGTAGCAAGACCTACAAATCCACCTAGAAATTTTTCAAATAAGTTTCCTTCGGTTTCATTAAATCCTTCAAACATACCATCAAAGGTACTCTTAAAAAATGCGTCAATGCCGTCAAATATATTTCCTATAAGATCTTTGAGAAAGTCAGTAACACTAAAAGCTTTCATACCTTCCAGCTTTTCTTCAGGAACTCCGAATACACCAAGCAGCCAAGCAAGTAAGTCTTTACCTAGATCCAAAAGTCCGCCAATCGCAAACCCGATAAACCCTTGAAAGAATCCAGAAATACCTGCAATTATTTTGTCGGCCAGGCTTCCTTCTTCGTTTTGAAAGGCCTTTACCGCATCAAAAATTCCTGCGAAGGCTCCCAAGATAACACCAAGAGGAGCGAATAATCTACCAAGAACACCTCCGAGTTTTCCAATTACTCCAAACACCTTTTTAAATATACCACCAGCCTTTGATAACGCTCCACCAGATTTAAGTAGATTGCCTATTTTGCTAAAGCTCTTAAAGAATTTATTGATTTTGCCAAAGACGGTTGTAAAGGCTTTACCTATTTTGCCAAAGAAGTTTTTAACAGCAGTAAACGGTTTTAAGATTCTAGCTTTAATAGACTTCAATCTTTTACCTAGAACTGATTTTAAGGCCTCTTTAAAAGTCATTCCGGCTACGGCCATAGCAGAAACAACTGCGGTAACCAAACCCGTAATTGAAGCTATGATTGTACCTAGAAATCCTTTTTCCTCTTCAGGTTGGAATGAACTTAAGTCGATCCCTGTAGCACCTTCACCGGCAAGTTGAGCCTTTCGCAGTTCATCCGCTTCCTGCCTTGCTTCTTTTTCAGCAAGCGCGCGACGACGAGATTCTGCTTTAGCCAACTTTTCAGCCCGCATAGCTAAACTTAGTCGTTGAGCGTCAGAAGCGGCTGAAGTAGAAATAATAGCTTTCTGAATAGAGTCAAATCCAATCTTAAATCCAACCATTAAGTCGGCAAAATTATTATTTGACTCATCTTGACCTTCTCTTTCAATAACAGTCAGCTCTTTTAGTTTCTGAATTACTTCTTTCATTGTGGTGGTTAGCAATGTTTATGATTCTTTCTGTCTTTCTTCTTCTTCTCTTATCCAGTCAATAAGAAGCGTTACATAAATTTCCCTCTCCCATGGTATCATATTTTCCAATTCAGTTAAGCTGTATTTGTGGTGCTGCATCAAAGCAAAATTTGTTTTGAACAGGTTCATTAATGATTCATGGCAGAGGCTTACACGAAAAAACTTTCGATACCTGTTAGAATTTTTTCATTTTCGGCTCCGCATTTTTGGCAAGTAAAGGAAAGTGTTTCTTGGAGTTTTGGAGCTCCGGTGACTACCTTTTCTACCTTTTCAATTTGTTCTTTATTAAGACTTTCAATAAACTCCTTTATATCTGAATCAGAAGCTTCTGAAATAGGATATACGTTATTTTCGTCGTAAATATTTTCGATTGATGCCGCGATAGAAGAGGTAAGAATATCACCTTTATCTGTTTTCTTGGTTATCTTAATTAAATCGGCAACCTTAATGTGTTGCGGAACAATACCAATCGTATCTGTTAACTGAATTTTCTTTGGCAAAGGGGTTCCTTTTGTCACTTCAATGGCATCAAGATTGACTGTAACTTTATTAACCTCTCCGCAATCATCGCATTTGATTCCAAGCTCGGCTTCTTCTCCAACGCTTTTGGCTCTTAACTTAAGGAAGATATACTCTAAATCAAAGGAAGCCAAATTGGATACGTTAACTTCGCCAAATGTACAAGAAGTTACAACGTCCTTCATTGCTGCTAACAAGTCCGCTTCTCCACCGGCTTCTTGAGCAATCAATAAAATCTTTTCTTCTTTAACAAGAAAAGGCCGGTAGGTAACTTCCCTTTCCGTTGAGGGAATGGTTAACTGGTATTTTGGTGTTTCTATCTTTGGTAGATTCATAGTATATTATATATTAGCTATCTTCTGGAAGCTCCAAGTCATCATAAACAAAGCTAACTGAAAGGGATGCTGCACCAGTTCCGGTGGCATCAAAACTTAATTCAGAAACACCTTTAGGAAAACAATTTATCAGCTTAGCTTCGTAAATTATAGTTTCGTCTTCATTGTTAGTAAGTTGCCTGACCCCGATGTCGCACTTATATTGATTTGGATAGCGTACCAAATAATCCTTTTTTGTAATTATTTTGTTTAACCATTTGTCAAACATTGTTCTTGCAAAATAATCTTGGGTTAGTGTAAAGGTAATAGAGAAATCGCTGTTTACGTATCCTGATGTAAAAGGAACGTTATTTCTGTAAAGACCGTAATCAAAAGTAGTAAGTGTTCGAGTAGGAAGCGTAGCAGAAGTAACCAATACTTCCAAGTCTCTGATTTCTGATCCGCTTACATCAATAACAGAACTTAAAGCGGACAAGTCAACTTCAAAACGATTTGTTCTAGCAACTCCTCGCTTTGAGATAATACTTTTCAAATTATTAATAGATCCCTTTGCATGTGGTTTTGTATCTGCCATAACTGATTATCGTTTTGAAATAATTTTTTTGGATTCTCTCCAAACACGCTGTTTTGGTTTTTTCTGAAATCTTTCGGTCGGCAAAAACAGTGCCGGTTCCCAATATTTTGAAGGTACATTGACAATGTTTGTACCTATCTTTTTAGTTAAGTAGTGTTTCCAACAAGGGGTAAAGAAACCAACAGTGCCTCCTGCATTAGAAAGGTTTCTATATGAAATCAAAAACCTATCCAGCTCACCGTCAGGCGATTCTTTGAGACGCCTTGTCATTAAACCATCAAATAGTTTTGCCCTTCTACGTAGATCCAAGTAGTGCAAATTAATACCATAGAATCCGCCTTTTGCAGGACCGACCATAATGATAAGGGGAAATGTATCGTAATAAGGAAGCGATTGTTTGAGCTTTGGATCGTATCCATACATATACATTCGGCCTGAAAGAGTCCTTGATACAGACTCAAGCGAGGAAGAAGTTAACATTTTTTCTGGAGTTGCGCCAAACATACTTTTAACGTTTCGACGAAACCAAGCAAGAGAAGCACTGGTATTTTTCTCGTAAATACCTTTAGCTTCTGCCTTGTCAACAATGCTTTCGAATGAAGTCCATTCTGCCATACATATCTATTTATATGTAAATCGTCACGTAAGGAGTTTTATTCCAAGACCTTTTATTATATCTTCATGCCAAACTTCAAAGGTCCAACCACGGTCTGCGCAGTATTCAGTGGCAGCTTCCCACTTGCTTTGATTCTTGACATATGTCATGACCTCTCGGATATACTTTTTGGTTTTACGGCTACGAGGTTTAGGCTCAACGGTTTGACTTTTTGGCTTTATTTCAATAAGGTATCTTTTCCCGCCTTTGAACTCTATAAATAAATCCGTAAAATAACGGTGGGATTTGCCGTCGGTTCTGCAACGATAAGGTATGACTATTTCTTCTGAACTCCATTTAACAACAGAACTGTTTTCATCACACCACCTAAATACTTGACGTTCCCACATACTGCGGTATTTTATCGCGGAGATATCCCCTTGATATTTCTCACGGTTTTTTGGCTTAAAAGATCCACTATAATATTTCATTCTTGCAGAATTATTTATAAATAGTAATATGAGTACGACAGCTAAGGATTCATCTACCGCCACCGCCGTGGACGCGGCGGGAAATTTTGTGTTTGGAGAGGGCGGGGTGACGGAATACGTGTCGAACTTCGCTGGTTTAGAGCAAGAGGTTGCAGGTACATTTAGTTCTGTTATTTTTCCGTCTTCCCTAAACACTGAAGAAGGTCTTCGTCCAATAGTGAGGTTTTTCTGTAAAGGAGGTAAAGGCCATAAAGAAGGAACTATTATTCTTCCCGCGCCAAGTTCTTTTGCTACTGCCGACAACGCGCAATACGGCGATGCGGAATTGGGATTTGGTGGTAAACTTGCAATGGATTTAACCCGTTCAGCCACTTCATCCGAAGGTCGCGCGGAACTTCAATCGCAGTTTGAGGGTGGTACTAAGAAAGGTATTGATGCAATTACAGGTACATTTAAAGGTATCTTTTCAGGTGATAATCAGAGGGAAAACCTTAAGGCTCTTGGTAGTGATCTTACCGCCGCCGGAACTTTAGCTCTAGGCGCAAAGATGCAGGGCAGCGAAGGAAAACTTGCAGGAATAGGTAAAGGTGTTGCAATGGCGATTGGAGCAACATTTAATAAAAATGTTACCACTGAATTTACTTCGGTATCCACTCGAGGATTTAGTTTTACTTACGAGCTTGTTCCTTCAACACAAGATGAAGGAAAGGACATACACAATATGATTGCTGCCTTTCGCGAAGCAATTTATCCAGCGCCCGCAAATGCAGGATCTATATTAAGGTATCCTCCTAAGTGGGACATAAAATTTGAAAAAGGAGTTTCAGGAAGATCAGGAAACAGGCTTACTAGTTTCCCAGCGCTTGCCGAGTGTTATTTAGAATCGTTTTCAACAACATACAACGGCAATAATTCGTTTCACACTGATGGTCGGCCGGTTAAAACAGATATTAGTCTTAGCTTTAAAGAAGATCGCACGCTTACTTTAGATGATATTAAAGAGCTGGAAGCTTCAACATAAATTTTACTAAATAAACAATCCATGGCTATAGATTTTTTCAATATTCTTGGTAAAACGTTTTATGATTTTACCGGAAATAACAGCAACGCGCTGGTGACCGATTTCACAAAGCAAGTTGTTGCGATAAACACCGACGACGTTGTTACATATACAAAATATCAAATACGTGACGGTGATCGCCCAGAGATTGTATCGAATTTATTGTATGGCGATCCAAAATATCATTGGACTTTCTTTTTGTTAAATGATAGCTTAAAGGAAGGTAAGAGTGGTTGGCCCATGAGTCTCACAGAGTTTAATGAATACATTGAAACTGACTATGATCCTTATATGTTTCTAGGAGGTACGCTTATTGAAGATGCCACCACGGATTTCCATTATTCAACGCTTCCGCTTTCAGAAACGGATGCGGACTCTGTAGAAATTCTTGTATCAGATGACGAGGTTACTTTTAGTACAACCGACGCTAAGTTTGTTCGCAAAGACTTTACAAGAATGGGAGTGATCTTAACTCGACCAACATCTGGTGCCGATCTTATCACACTTGATCTTGGAGCCACAAATAGCCCCGCGGTTGAAAAAAAGATTTACATAAAACCAAAGAGTGGTGATGCTGGCACTGCATGGCTTGCGGCGGTTGAAGCTGCAGGTTATCCAACCGAGACGTTTACAATAGACAGCGCGAGCACAAAGGTTGTTCCTCTTAGCTATCTGCCCGCTTATTCTTATTCTCACTTAAAGAATTCAACTTATCAGTTTTTCTCTGAGACTGAGACAGATCAACCTCTTTCTCATTACGGAGTTATTGAGCAAAATGATGAGCCTCCGACTCAACGTATCACTTGGTACGAATATGAAGAGATCATAAATAATAGAAAGCGGGACATTATTATAGTAAAGCCTGCAGCAATTGAAGGTTTTGAAAGATCCTTCAAAAAATTAATACTTCAGTAAAGTAAGTATGGCTATTGATGACAATGTACCAAACTCCAATGCGTCTAAAAATTTAGATGCTGCGAGTAAACCTTTGTATCCTTCTTCTTATGTTTTTAACGAAATCATATTGATTAACAAAGAAGGAACGCAGGTTGACATTCAGAAGATTGTCACATCCCTTATTATTGTTGAAGAAATTTATTCACCGCTTCTTACTGCAAGAATTCGTATTCGAGATAATGAAAATTTCTTTGATGATTTTAAACTTTCCGGTCAAGAGATTGTAAAAGTTAGTATTAACTACCTACCTAATGCAGATAGAGAAACAACTGAAGATGTGGAATATGAATTTGTTGTAAAGGATTATCCTTTGTTTGATAAAACAACCGAAAGTATTAACGTCCAAGAATACGAAATTAATTTGGTAAGTTCATATTCCTATCTATCCCGCTTACAACAAATATCAATTGGTGTTGCGGGAAATCCTGTTGATAATATAGAAAAAATCTTCAAGAAATATCTTGGTAATCCTACATTTGAATATAAAAGTAAAGAACGTTATCCTTGTATAGTCGACGATCTTAAAGCAGTTATTACTCAAAAGACACCGTTGCAAGCAGTGGAATTTTTAAAAGGTACCTGTTATGATGAAGATTTTGCGCCTTTCTTTATCTACACAACTCTTGAAGACTCAAGCGAAACTGGTTCAAAAATTATCGCAAGGAGTTGGGCCGATGTTCTTGATTCCGTTACCAATCCCGTATACTATCCACTAGGTGGCGGTGAACCTTATTCGTTAAGGCCTTTTGAGAAAGAAACGCCAGGCAGCGAAGAATATTTCAAACGACTTAAAACTAAAATTATTAGATTTAAGTCTAACATTAAATTAGATAAGCTTACTCAAGCAATTAATGGAGGGATTGGAAACGTTACGGAAGTGGTCGATTTGAACGAAAGAACATATACCGAAGAAAGATCGCTGCCTAAAGGCGAAAGTCCTCGCAGGCTTTTGGAACAAGCAAGTCCTAATTTTAGACGGGTGGAAAGGGAAGATCAAGATCCTTTCCTCGGCCTTGTTAACAGAGGTTCAGAAACATTTGAGTCTACCGCTGGTCTTTTTGATTTTCAGTATTTAGATGAATTAAAAATCAACGGTGTTCGGCCAGAAATTCTTGAAACCATCTTAAACGAACCCAGAACAAGCCGGGAAGTTTATTACATTCCGGTGGATCCTTATGGTGAAGGTTTTCGGTCAAGTTCTGAAATTAAAAAAGAAGCTTTGAAAGATACCAAACTTTATAAAGCAAACATGGAAGGTACATCGCATGAAATTGTTACCTATGGCGATTTAAACCTAAAAGCTGGAGCAAAAATTGAGATTGAAATTCCTAAATCTGATATTGTTGATGCTAATGAAGAGGGAGGAATTGACGGAATCGACCAGAGCCTATCTGGCATATATGTTATTTCAACAACCGTGCACGAGTTTACAGGAGGTGTTTATACCAATCAGCTAAAAATCATCAGGGAAGGGTCTCCTGATGAAATTCTTGCTATGAATACCACAGGACAAAATTTTAACTCAGACGAGCGAGGCTTTGCTCTTGCTTAAAACAAATAATGAATATTCAAAATTGGTTTATGGGCGTGGTTGAAGTGGAACAAGATCCTCTTGGTATGGGTCGTGTAAAGGTTCGCTGTTTTGGGTATCATAACCCAGATAGAAAACTTCTTCCAACAAGTGCCCTGCCTTGGATGCAAACCATCTTTCCGGTTACAGCTGGACCTGCCTCTGGTGAAGTTGGATCAAGTCCAACACTTAAGATAAATTCAATTGTCTTTGGCGCCTTTTATGACGGCGGTGATTTACAAGATGCGGTTATTCTTGGAACCGTGCCAGGCGGAGTACTTAAACAAGCCAACTATGATCCTGAAACCGATGTAGGATTCGGTTCAGAGTTTGGTCCTTTTGGAGCAGGTATTCCAAATGCTGACGCACCCCGTGATGAATTGGTATCCGCTGCAACTGCTGGTGTGACCGCCCCAAGAATGGCTAATATTCCAGATGATGAATATCCCGAAGCTGTTTCGGTCGGATCAGGAGCCGGAAATAAAATTGCGGCAGCCGCAGAGAGCCAGGCTAAGTTAGGTATTACAGAAGACGATGGTCCGAATAGAGATAGAGGCGGAAGGATTGAAAAATATTGGTCTGCTACTTCTACGCCAAACAGTGTGGGAGCTGTTTGGTGTGCGGCATTTGCATGCTGGGCTGTTAAAGAATCTGGAGTTTTACCAGAAGATAAATTACCAAAGTCAGGATTTTCAAATAATTGGATTGACATCTGGGCAACAAAAAATTCCGACGTAGTACAGGTGTTTAATACTGCTGCAGATGCCGCCGGCATTCAACGTGGAGATATTATTGTAAGAAGAAAGGTAAAGAGATCTCACGGCCACGTTTCGATTGTGACTAAGTCAAATGCAGATGGAAGTTTTGAAACCGTTGACGGAAACTATGGAAATACTGTTAAGAAAGTATCTGGCCCAAGCCGAAACGTTAAAGCGCTGACAAGTAGACATTACATTTTAAGAATTAAAGACACGGGGGTTCCACCTAACCAAGGGCTTCCAGAGAGTCCTAGCGAGCCAGAGGGTGCCCTCTTTCCTTAATTCAAACTTGGTTAATAGATAGATAAATGGACGATTCAAATGGTAATACAAACCAAATTGTTGGCGTTGGAGCTAAAGGATATAAGGGTGCAACCGTTTATGATAAGGTTGAAGTAACACCTTCCGGTCACGTATTCAGAACTAACGACGAGGCTGGAAAGGAAGAAATATCACAAACGCATACAACAGGTAGCTTTGAGCGCTTTGGTCCGAGCGGCGGTAGGGACCTAGTGGTAGTAGGGCATAATTACACAGCTTATCTTAGTGGGAGTCAACTTGTAGTTCAGGGAGCCTGTAATATAACAGTAATGGGCGACTGTAACCTTAACGTCGGACCAAAAGAGGACCCTGATACCGGAGAAAAAACCGGAGGTAACTTTAAAGTCGAGGCAGAGAATATTATTTTAAACTCTCGTAAAGCCACCGAGATCTCGGCCGGAACACACATGAATTTAGAAACCAGAGAGCCGCAAACAAATGACGAGGGTTCAGAGAATGGAGCAGGGGATGGCGGAGATATTGGAATCACTTCCGCAGGAGGTTATAACCTAAAGGTATTCGGAGAAGCTACCGAAACGTTTGAAAAATCTCTTGTAACAACAATTAACAAAGCTTGGGATTTAAATATTGGTGGAGATTACCTGATAGAAGTTACTGGAGATTCCGAAAAAGAGGATGGCTCCAAGTATGAAGGTAACATGCTTACTGATGTTAAAGGTAAGGCAAAGATTATCTCAAAGGCGAAATTAGTGCTTGCGAGTAAAGATAAGACAGTAATCGCTGCTAACAATGATATTAAAATTAGAAGTAAAAAGGAAGGAAACATTGACTTAAATAGTCAAAAGGATATTACCTTTAATAGCGATGAAGATACCGTTTTTAACTCCCAGAGTTGGACGATCGAATCCGGTCCTGTACATATCGTTCCTGAAGTTGATACGGATAATACAATTACTGCGGATGGAGAGATTAAATCTAATGATGACGTTACAACTGCCAGACCCGTATCGCTTAACAATCATACTCACCTACAAACTGACGGAAATGACCAAGGGGGTGGCGCGATTACCACTCCACCCATCTTTTAATAATGAGTATTTGCGATAAAAATAATCCACCGGAAAAGTCCGATAAAGAACTTGATCTTACACGTCAAGAAAGGGAAAGGGTTGAATCTATAGTCAGAAATGAAAGCTTAGATTCACCCCCTCCGACACCGGAAATTCCTGCCACCGTTCGTAGCGATACAAACGAGTTTAATAGGTTATCAAATATTGATAACTCGATTAATAAGGTGACAGATGGAAAGGAACTTAAAGCTAGTAAGCGGCGGGAAGTTGAAAAACAAGTTGAGTTTGACGGGGTGGCTGTTGATATCGACGAACTTATTAGAATTGCAAATATCCAAAATGCAGTATTAATCGCAACGTCGGGCCAGTCTAATATAAGCTTTAGAAACCCACGTAATAAATCCGATTGCTCGAAAAATATCAATGATCTTTTAATTTCTCAGCTTAAACAAATAATAATGAATCTGATTCGAGATTCTGACGATGCTGATGAGATATTGGCTTTGCTTGATTCTATAGAAAAGCTTGAGGGAGAGATTAGCAAAATTTTTCAGTCCATTGAAAAGGCTAAAGGTAAGTCCCTTTTGGAACTTTTAACCCAAGCAAAGAACGCTGGTTTTTTACAGAGAATTGGAATTATACAAGACATTCAAGATAAATTTGGTGGGGTGGGTAACCTAACTGCTATTCTCGCCAACCTCGAAAGCTTTGATGTTTGTAACGCCTTGGACTTTAATAGCTCTGGATTTTCTCTTCCTAGATCGTCGAAGATTAACCCAAAACCTGCACCGCCGCATCCTGACCCTGGTCCGCTAATCACTACCAATCCAAGCACTGTGGCCATTACCGCAAAATTTATTGATCACAAAGATACTGCAGGGGATTTAATTGAA